ACGGCCTTGCTGCGGCTGGTGACGACGAACTCCGTATCGCCTTCCCGTAAGGCTACGCCAACTGGTAACTACGATAATGGGGGCTTAGCGGCCCCCATTCTCTTACAATCGATTGCAGCTATATAAAGTTGACGGTAAGCAGCGGTCGCAGTATGATCCCGCGCAACAGGAGCGAGCATCATGTCCTTCATACTTCCAATCGTGCGCGGCGCAACTTTCGACTACGTAGGAACTCTCCGAGTTCTTATCAATGACGTGCCGCAGGTTGACTACACGGGCTGGACAATAGAAGGCAACTTGTTCAACAAAAAAGTTGAATTCACCGAGATTGACATAAGCTGGATCGACATAACGCAGGGTATTGCAAGGCTTAGGATTTCCAGCAGCATAACCGCTGACATGGATAACGGAGTGCGGTACACCGGCAGAATATGGCTTACAACGCCCGCTGGCGACAGGATACCCTCACCGGCGTTCTTCCTTGACTGCTTGAGCGCCAGAGCATGATACAGCTTCGCCCTACCTACGTCTTTTCGATCACTCTTGATCCATCGGAAGGTCAAGGTGACATAGTTATTGAGCAGCCTGCCGCCAGCGTGTTGCTCTCCATTGCGCCGTTCTACAAGGGAGACCCCGGAGAGCCGGGTTCCGCTGCACAGAAGTATACTCATACCCAAGCGTCGCCGTCCGATACATGGACCATAAACCATGGTCTTGGCCTTCGTCCTAGCGTAGCATTGTTCACAATAGGATGGGTCTCCATAGACGCATTTGTGCTGCACACCAGTGATAACCAAACGGTCGTGCAGTTCAACAGCCCGCAAACGGGATACGCAATTTGCCAGTAATGGAGAACTCTCATGGCAACTAAGCCGGTACTTGTGGACCTCGACTTTGGCTCCAATGCCAAGGTCATCAACCTGCCTACCCCCACCGCCGGTGGTGATGCGGCTACGAAGTCCTACGTTGACTCCGCTATCGAAGGTCTTGCGTGGAAGGAGAGCGCGAGAGTAGCCACGCAGGCTAACCTCAACCTAGCCTCGCCGGGGGCTTCCATCGACGGTATCACGATGGCGTTGAGCGACAGGGTTCTTGTTCGCGCGCAGTCCGTCCCCAACCAGAACGGCATCTACATATGGAACGGCGCTGCCGTAGCCATGACGAGGGCACCGGACGGCAGCACGTTCGCCGAACTCGAACAGGCCATTCTTACTGTCGAGGAAGGGACTTCGGCGGGAGCGTCCTTCCGCCAGACGGCAGTAAACGGTACAATCGATAGCAGCGACGTGGCATTCGCTGCTTTCGGTACTTCGGCCCCTGCCGCAACTGACACCACCCCCGGTATCGCCGAGATTGCCACGCAGACGGAGGTCAACACCGGGACGGATAACACCCGGTTTGTTACCCCGCAAACGCTTGCGAACTGGTCAGGGCGCATCCGCAAGCACGCCGCGACTATCGGCGATGGGTCGAACGTATCGTACACGGTCACCCACAACTTTAACACGCGCGACGTGCAGGTGTCGGTGTACCAAAACTCTGGCACCTACGACGCAGTTCTTGCGGAAATCGAACATACTGACGCCAACTCGGTTACCGTCAAGTTCAACACCGCACCGGCGTCCAACGCTCTGCGAGTTGTGGTCGTTGGGTGATGGATGGCTAAGCCGGTACTCGTTGATATTGATTTCGGAGGGTCGGGAAAGGTTACTGGCCTAACGGCTCCGACCAATCCAACCGATGCCGCCACGAAAGCATACGTTGACGCTATCGGTGGCGGCCCCCCTCCTGAAACAAACCCGCAGTTCGCATATTCCTCCGGTCGTCTTGTTACCAAGACGTATGCGAGTGGAAATACCAAGACCTACACCTACAATCCAAGTGGTCAGCTAACGCAGATAGACTACGAGGTAGGTGCCACCATCTACAGAGACACCTTCATCTATAACCCTGACGGAAGTCTCGCTGAAATCGAACAAACGGTGATCTGATATGGCTACGATAACCTCCAACACTTTCCTTGATGGTGGCGTTGCGCGTACTGCGGGCGAAACTTGGGTAATGGACGGAGGCGTACTTACTGTCAGAACCGATACTCGTGTGCATGCCAATGCTCCCGCGGCTATGGCGGGTTCTCTAGGGAACTTGACCATCAGCGCCACCCTAGGTGGCGGGGTAGTTCTCGATGGTCGCAACGTTCGATGGATGGCTTTTTCGTCAGGATCGGGAACGGTACCCGCAATAGGCACTGCAATTACGCAAGGTGGCGTTACCGGGTATCTGTTGGGAGTTTGGGCTAACGTTACTTCGGCCCCTGTTGCACCGGGCGCTGCCATGCCTGCTACCGGGTTCATCAAGTTCCGAGAAGTAACCGGAGGTGCGTTCGCGGCGGGCGCTCTTACGGGCATTTCGGCGTCTGCGGATGGCCCCGACGTTGTTGGCTGGATCGAAGTAGTAATGGACCAATCGACTGCGATAACCGTTCCGCGACTTGGCTTTTTCAGAACCCGTGGCGACTGGTTTGAACTAGGTACCACTAGCGGTGCGGCGGGACAGATCGTACAAGTCCCCACCAACGGCGGCGGCGCTGGAACCCATGCCCCCGGTCTGTGGATCGAAACTGCCCCGGCTTCGGGTCAATATGAGTTTTACCCCGCTGTTATTTCCACTTTCTTCCTTGCGGCCAACATCGCAACGGATGCTCGTGGCAAGTTCGTCCAAACTCTAGGCTCGGGCCAGCTTCGCATAGGTAACGATGGTACCGCCAACGCCGGGTTTGTGCCTGCTGCGGGTTGCCGTATTCGTATACCTAACGTAATTGGCAGACAGTGCACAACGGGGGCCAGAGCGTCTAACGCTGCACCTAACGCCACTATCGCAAACCGTCCCGACTTTGTTACGACCGCAGCGGGTGCCATAGACATTGAGCATTTCATAAATGATTGGTACCACCTCTTTTCTGGCGCTTTCTCCGTCAAGATAAAGCACTGCGCAACGTTTGATCAGCATTCTTCGGCAAACGAAGCCTCGCCGATGGAACTTGAAAACTATCACTGCGGTATTCATCTTGGCACCGCTGCGCCCCTCGTTCTAACTGCCTGTGCTTTCGGCGGCACTATAATCGATTGCAAATTCTTTCGAGGTAACGCTGCCACTAACGGACACGCGGTAACCTTCACCACAACGTTTAACTTGACGTGTACCCGTATGCACTTTGGTGTCATACAGTACGCTAGGTCTTCTGGCCGCTCACTGCTTGCTACACAGTGCGACGGTATAACGTTGAACGATGTTTTCCAATTCAACGGGTTCACCAACTTTACCACATGTCTGCGGACACGCATCAACGGCATAGACCACTGTGATCGTCTGTTTGGCAGCACCAACACAACTTCGTCTATAAACGTGATAACGTTCACTGCGTTCAGCGATGACGCCATCGTGGACGGAGTTACCTTCGGGTTGAAAGGAACTATTTCGGGCTTCCACAACCCGGCAAGTTCCATGTTCTCTGCGGCAGCGTCCAGCAACATCACTTTCCGCAACGCAGGGACCGCCGCTGCACCACTAGCGTGCGCCTCAAACGCGCTTGCTCCGTCCTATATCTACGCAGACGGTGGGGCTAACAACGGTGTTAAGGTGCAGCGTGTTTATCTGACACATACTCTGACCGGCATATTCTTGACGATAAACACGTCTAAGAACCAAGTATTCGAGAACCTTGTAGGGACCACAGGTGCCTTGCAAGTTCTGTCTCTTGACACTTTGGCAAAAGGCATACGTGCCGCATCCAACTCGGTCTCGGGCGGTGCCTCCGTGTACGGAGCCCATGTCTTTGATATGTTTGAAAGCAACACGGCAGGCCGCATATGGTTTGCCATGAACGAACCCACTGCGTTCAACGCCGCAGAGGTTACACTTACCTTGGCTGGCGCATCCGGAGGATTTACGTCAGGTGGGCAGGTCGCCATGCCTACTGTTGGCGACCAGCTTATAATGGACATGCCGTACTACATACTAGGTGTGACCGCGCTCGCTAACGCCGCCCCGACGCTGACCGGCACCAACACAGGCAACTTCACCTACGAGTACGACATTGATACAGGTGCGGGCTTCTCTGGTACCTATAAGACGCTCAATGGGGCAAACCTGAGCGGCGAGACTGTAAGTCCGACCACAGGGTTCCGTCTCCGTCTGCGTATCACTACGGCAACGGCAAGCACCACCAACGCCCTGACGTATGTTCGTATAAACACCGTTACAACATTGGTGGCGCAGCAAGCAGCCCTGTACCCGTTGGAAGTGGTACCTGCAACGTACAGCCTGACCGGCCTCGCTGCGGGTACCGAGGTTGTACTTTTTGATGACGAAAACAACGAACTTGATCGGCAAGTCATCGTAGGTACCACGTACACGTATTCCTACGATTGGATTTCCGACATTGGCGACGTTACCGGCGTTTACGCCTTGATTTGGAAGGACGACAAGTATCCCATAAACTTCACTGGAATTACCCTCGGGGCGACTTCACAGTCAACGCCAGTGACGCAAGCGGACGACCTTGTATACGAAGCTTCTGCGGCTGTATCCACCTTCATACCTGCTTCAAAGAGGCAGGTGCTAGACGCAGGTGTTACTTCCGTGTCCATATCCAAGCTGTATTCTGACTGGAAGGACTGGTTGCGCTTAGGCAATAACGCACAATACGAGTACGCTTACGCACAGTTGGGGGGTAACCCCGTCAGCGGAGCGGTGTTTATCCCGTTCTACGCTTTCCTTCTGAACTCTTGGAAAATTCGCCCGCAGGAAGCAAACCACACGCTGACCATTGTCGATGGTATTCTCGTTGCATCCGGTGACCCGTTCGTAAATACGCTAGGCGCGTTCATTGTCCGCATAAACTACCAGCAACCCGTGCAGGCACTTGCGGTCAGTACATCGGGAGGCGGCGGTGCTTCGGCAGCGGACGTTAGGGCAGAACTTGAGCCCGAACTCGCACTTGTCCGAGCGAACGTTCCGTTGATACCAGCAGCCCTTTAAAGGGTCTCGTACAATCGATTACAAGCGGTAGCCCTACTATGAAAGTAGCGATCTATCTGGTCGAAAAGTACACTGGACTACGGGACGAAAACGGAGTAGAACTCTACTACGCTGTTTCCGCATGGCTGACCGCAGAGAAAGCCGAGCAAGTGAGACAGGGTTACGCAGAAACAGGGACCGACGCGAGAGTTCGTAAGCTGATAGCTAAGAAATAGCCCGGTACCCCATAGCAGAGGCGCTAGGAGGCGCAACAGCAATGGCGATAAGAGGCGTCAATCTTCGTGAGAGCGAAGACTATATCCTCAAGAGCGATCCCGCTCACCCCGACAACCCCGTCAAGACCGACGAGAAGCCCACGATCTTCCGTATCGGCAACCTCACCGCCGGTGACCGTGTGGAACTCGGCGACATGGTTTCCTCGCCGTCGATGAAGGACGGTACGATCACGATGAGCCTGCGCCGCGTGAACAAGGCGTACGAGGTCGTCCGGAAGGGTCTCAAGGGATGGGACAATTTCATCGGCTTCGACGGCAACGAGGTCAAGTTCAAGGAGGAAACCGCGCAATCGCCGCAGGGCGCTTTCCTCAAGGTGGCCTCGGCGGAAAGCCTTCTGCATCTGCCGCAGGAGGCGATCATCGAACTCTCCAATGCCATCTTGGACAAGAACGGCATGCGGAGTGAACTCGAAAAAAAATTCGACGGAGCATCGTCGCTGTCCGACGCGAGCCTTTTCGGGACTGGTCTTGTGACAGATGCTCCGCTGATCAGCAACGAGAACGAGGATGCACTGAGCCAGCCGTCCTCCGCTTCGGCACCGTCCAAGAAAGGGACCGTAAACTAGGCATCTACTGGCACCTCAATGGCGAGGGGCAGAACCGCTGCCCCCGCGTCCATATCAAGGAAGACCCATTCTGGTTTGAGCAACTACTGCAAGCCTACAATGCCTACCAGAATGGTGTCCTCCCCCACGCAGGCGGTACAAGCGAACAGCCCGCGTTGTTCATGCCCATCATGTCGCTCATTGGCGGTCAACTCAACAGTGAGCAGACTTACGAAATGGATCGGAAACAGAAACAACGCGAAGCTGTCGATGCGAAGCAACGGGAAGCACAAGCGGCAGGTGCCGCACCGGCCCGAGGTTACGCTAGCCTGAGAAAAGGGTAAGATATGGCGACCAACACGGACTTTGGTAGGGTAGCCGACGATCTGAGAAGGGCAGCGACCGCGTTTGCCCTTCTCACCAGTTCCGCTAGCGGCTTTGGTAGAGCGCTTAACTCTTTCAGAGAGTTCGAACGTCAGATCATTCTGACCAACGCCGTTGCACAGGGTACCACCACCACGTTCAAGCAGTTTGAGACCGCTGCAAGAACCGCCGCACTCGCCACTACCAGCACCGCACTTGAAGCGGCTACGGCCCTCGAAAGCCTTGCCCAAGCAGGCTTCACGGCTCAGCAAACTCTCGACGCCTTTGCAGGCGTTCTGTTGTTTTCGCAGGCTACGCTTTCCGATGTTGCCGTCTCTGCGGACATTCTGACTGCTTCGATCAACGCCTTCGGCGAAGACGCCAATCAGGCTGTGCGTATCGCAAACGTCTATGCCGCTACCATCACTGAGTCTCTTGCGAGTACCGACAAGCTGGCCTTCTCGCTTCGCCAAGTGGCCCCGGTTGCCCGTCTCGCAGGTCTCTCCATCGAAGAAACGTCCGCCGCGCTAGGCGTGTTGTTCAACGTGGGTCTTCGCGGCGAACAGGCCGGTACCGCTCTGCGTAACGTCATCATCCGACTTGTTCGTCCATTGGGTGAGGCCCGTGTACTCCTTACCGAAGCAGGTATCGCGACCAGAACGGCCACTGGCGAGTTTCGAAAACTCGAAGACATTTTGCGAGACATTGCTGCATCCGACCTCGGTGACGCGGAACTCGCTCGCATCTTCGAAACCGAAGCGTTGGCGGGCGTCAAGGCATTCATCAACGCTCTTGAGGACGTTGGTGCCGACGGCGTTGATGCTTACAATCGATTGCTAAATGCCGTCAGCGGTACAGACAGGGCTATCGAACTATCTGCGGCAAACCTGTCTTCGCTCGACGCACAGATACGTCTTTTCCAGAACGCTGTTAGCGATGTTTCGAAGGACATTGGTAAAGCCCTTGCGCCTGCGGTTGAGAACCTTCTTGAATTCGCTCGCGGACTGATCAGCGCTTTCCGTGACCTTGATCCAGCCACCCAACAATCGATTGCAAGCATAGCTGCATTCACGACTGTCGCTGTTGGCTTGCTTGCCGTCATCAACGCCCTCGTTCTTATCCTTCGTGGCGCAGGCGTTATTGCCATCGGCCAGTTTGCGGCTGGTCTTGTGGCCGCACGGGTATCTTTGGCGGGCCTAGGAGCGGGTCTCGGTCTGTTCGGACTACAGATAGGTCAGGCCCTTACAAGGGTCATCGTGTTCGAACGTACGATAACGGGCTCCATCGTCACCCTGATAGGGCTTGAAAAAGGTCTGGCAAGCGCAACTCTAGCGTCCAGAGCGTTGGCAAGCGCGCTTGTCATCGGAACGGCTGGTCTTGGATTTGCGGCTATCGCGCTTGCCGTTGGCGGC